AATCTCTACTACCCTGAAATCGTTTATGCGCTAACAGATATTGAGCGTAAAAATCTGAAAACAATTTTCGACTTTACCTACAACGTTAATTCGACTCTCGCCAATTTAACTCACGGTGATCATGGCGCTCTATCTTTTAGCGAAAAGTTAAATTTACGGTGGTTAGTTTATCTGCACTTTGCGATTCTCAAAACGTTAATTGAAGAAGTGCTGGAGCATTTCAGCAAAAAGGTAGTCACTTTTGATGACGCGAGGATAAAGTCCGCTAGACAAGAGGTAGATCATTTCAAGTCATCTTTGATAGGAACAAATTAGCAAAACGCTTTAATCTACAACCCCCTACCCCATAACCCACAATCAGCCCAGGATAAATCAACACCTGGGCTGAAATGTTTAAAGTAACCCTAACCAACCTCGCAGTACTTACTGCCATGCAATCCCGCGCCCTCGGGCTGGCTGTGCTTTCAGGCGAGCTGCAAACCGACGACGGCTGGGTGCAGTTACTGCCTGATGGCGAGTTTTCCTCTATTGATGGCCGCCCGCACGATGTACCAGGCGGCAAATGGAAAATGAGCGCTCAAATAGCAGAGCGGCTAATCCAGCAGGCCAAGCTGCGCGCTAACGAAATGGTGATTGATTACGAACACCAAACCCTGCAAGCCGCCGAGAACGGCAAAGCCGCCCCTGCTGCTGGCTGGTTTAAAGACATGGAGTACCGCCCAGGCCAGGGCTTATTTATTAAGCCTGTTTGGCTAAGTGCGGCCAAAGAACATATCAGCAATAAAGAGTACCGCTACCTGTCTGCGGTATTTCCTTACGATCCAAAAACCGGCGAGCCACTGGAAATCCGCATGGCGGCATTAACCAACTATCCCGGCCTGGACGGCATGAAAGCCTTAGCCGCGCTGACTGCTACCACCTCACCCACCCCCCCTAACCGAGAGAACGCTATGAACGAGCTACTGAAAAAGCTGCTCGCAAAGCTGGGTATTACCGTGCCGGAAGGCGCCGACCCATCTGAGCAAAACGTTACTGATGCCCTGGCCGCATTAAGCGCCATGGCTACGGATAACACCAATAAAGACAAGGAAGTCGCCACCCTTAAAGCCGAAGTGGCAGCCCTTAAGGCCGACACCGGCAACATCGACTACGAGAAGTTTGTGCCGGTGGCAGCTTATAACGCCGTGCATCAGCAGCTGGCCCAGTTAAAGGCCAGCAACGATGTGATGACGGTTGACCAGGTAATTAAGCAAGCCGAGGAAGACGGCAAGCTGATTACCGAAGCCGAGCGCGACTACCTGCAGGCATTGGGCAAGCAAAATATTGCCGCCCTAAAAGCCACCCTGGATGCCCGCCCGGTACTGGCGGCCTTAAAGGGCAAGCAAACAACCACCGCGCCGGTTGATACCGAGCGCAAGAATGTGGCTGTGCTAACAGCGGATCAAAAGCTTATTGCTGATCAGCTGGGCATTAGCCATGAGCAAATGGCGAAAGATTTAGGAGCATAACCACATGGCCATGATTAACAGCGCAACGCTAAACGCCCTGCGGGTATCGTTTAGCAAAAAGTTCGAAGAAGGTAAGGCTCGCGCCACGCCGCAATACTCGCAAATTGCCACCGTGGTTAGCAGCTCTTCCAAGAGCAATACCTATGGCTGGCTTGGGCAGTTCCCGAAGTTCCGCGAATGGATTGGCGATCGTGTTTTAAAGTCGATGAAAGAACACGCCTACAGCATCACGAATAAGAGCTGGGAAAGCACCGTGGCAGTCGACCGCGACGATATCGCTGACGACAACATTGGTGTGTATGCGCCCATGATGGATGAAATGGGTTATGGCGCAGCCGTGTTCCCGGACGAATTATGCTTTCCGCTGTTAAAGGCCGGCTTTAACACAGCTTGCTATGACGGCCAGTACTTCTTCGACACCGACCACCCTGTTAATGCCGAAGTCGACGGCAGCGGTGCCGACATCTCGGTATCAAACGTGATTGTCGACGCTGGCTATACCGGTGAGCCGTGGTTCCTGCTGGATGTGAGCCGCGCATTAAAGCCCATCATCTTCCAGGAACGCACCAAAGCGCAGTTCCAGGTTATGGATAACCCGGACGATGAAGCGGTATTTATGCGCAAGCAATTCCGTTACGGCACCGACGTGCGTTGCAACGTGGGCTTTGGCTTCTGGCAAATGGCCGTGGGCGTGAAGAAAACCTTGGGCTACCAAAGCCTGTGGGATGCCATCACCCTGATGAAAGGTTTTAAAGCCGATGGCGGCCGCCCGCTAGGCTTGGGTAAAGGCAAGCTGCTGTTAGTGGTGCCATCGAGCATGGAGCAGTTAGCGCTGCAGCTGAAAGAACGTGAGCAGATCAGCGACGGTGTTACCACCGTTAGCAACGAACTGCGCAATAAGTTCGACGTGCTGGTTGCCGACTTCCTGTAACCCCTAAACCTATCAGCGCCACCCCGGAGCAGTTAGCCGGGGTGAGCAGGAGAACCCCATGTCAAAAGTTTTAGTTATTTACGCGCTGGGACTGGCCGCCGAAGGTGGCAGCTTTCGCCGCGCCAATACCGCCTTTACCGCTGCGGGCACCGCTTTCCCGCAAGGGTATTTCAGCGAGCAACAACTTGCAGCCATCCATGCAGAAAAGCGCCTGTCTGTGCGTGAAGTTGCAGCCGATGCCTTGCCACAGGGCGTTGATACCCGCTTGCTGGCAACTGCAACAACAGATCAAACGGATGAAAAAGGCCCGGCGCAACAAGGTCAGGATGATTCGCCAGCAGCAGAAACGCTGGAGCAAGCATTCGGCCTGCTAGACCCCAGCAACAAAGACCACTTTACCAATGCCGGTGTACCGCAGTTGGATGCGCTGTCCCGGCTGCTTAAGCGTGCGGTTAAAGCCGATGAGCGCAACACAGCCTGGGCAGCTTTTAAGGCAGCACAAGGCGGTAATCAGTAATGGCCTACTGCACCGTTAGCGATATGGTCACCCGCTTTGGGCAGCAAGACATGATCTTGTTGTCATGGCGTGAAGGCGCGGCACAGGATGAGCTTAACGTCCCTGTCATCGAGCAGGCTATTGCTGACGCAACGGCAGAAATTAACGGTTACATAGGTGGCCGTTACGAGCTGCCGCTGGCCCAGGTGCCAGACGTGCTGGTCAACCATGCCTGTGCCATCGCTCGCTACTTTATGAGCGGTGATCGGGCACCGGAACAGGTTAAAGAACGCTATGAGTCGGTTATTACCTACTTGGTGAAGGTAGGTGAAGGGAAACTCAGTCTGGGGCTGGCGGCCAATGAGCCGGCAGAGCCAAGTGGCACCATCGCGGTAATGCAGGCTGATGGGCGTATCTTTAACCGCAACAACAGCAAGGGGTTTATCTGATGCACGACATCGGCGACAACTACCTGGCTGCAGAGCAGCACCTGATAGATGTAGCGAAAACCGTAACCGGCTTTCGCCAGGTGTATAGCGCTAACGATCTGGCTGAGGTTGAAGAACTCAGCCAGGTTACCCCGGCCTGCCATGTTATTTACTTTGGCGATGCCGTACCCGAAATTGCCCAGGGCGGTACTTTCAGCCATGTAACCCAAACCTGGTTGCTGATTATCGCAATTCGCCAGGGCCGTGGCCAAAACCCAAACCAGGAAGCGGGAAAGCTTATTAAGCAGCTGTTGGTGGCTCTTCACAGCAACAGCCTGGTTGAAAGTAAGCATGTATTAACCCGCATTAATTCACCGGCAAAGCCCCGCTACACCAAGGGCCACGCCTACTACCCGTTGGCGTTTAACGTCAAATTTCGTTTAAAAGCGTAAAAGGAGATCGCCCATGAGCGGTTTAATGTTATCAGGCAACATCTTTATTGATCGTTTAACCGACACTGGTCAAAGCACTGGTTTAATCGGGCCGATCAACGTCACCCAGCTGGCGATTAACACCCCCAGCAACGAAGCCGTACGCACCAGCCGTAAAAAAGCCAGCTATGGCCTGGCGCTGACCGTGGTAAAAACAGC